GATCGTCTTCGGATCTTTATCCTTCAGCAACTCATCCAAAATCTCGTTCTTGATCGCCATACTCCGCCTCCTGGTTGAAAGTATGGCTCAGACACAAAAAATCAGACACTCCCGGGCTGGCGGAAACTTCGCATGGGTCGGCATTGATGAAATCGACACAATGGATAAGCCATTCGAGGTATGGAGCTATGCGAATGACCGTGTTCGTGTCAAAGCACCTCACATCCAAACATTCTGCGCTTCCACACCTGAAGGCTATCGCTTCCTTTACCAGTTCTTTGAGAAGCAGCCTAAAGACAATCCCAATTTAACTGACCGTGAGCTTGTTCGTGGTTGCACATTCGACAACCTATTGAACCTTGATGAAGGCTATGTACGCAATCAGATTCGTACTCGCAATCCCCTACAGCTCCGTGCGTACATCTATGGAGAGTTCTGCAACCTAGAAGGCAGTCCTGTCTATTACCGCTACAAGCCATCATATGACGACGGTAATTGGACTACCAAGACGATTGAAGACTTCCCAGATAGTCCATTGCATATCGGCATGGACTTCAACAAGCACAAGAACCCCTGCGTCGTGCATGCCATTCAAGGTGGCAAACGATATGCGATTGATGAGCTGTACGGATTGAAGAACAGTGATGAGTGTATTGCTGAGATTAAGAAGCGCTATCCAGGACGGATGATTGACTTCTATCCAGACGCTTCAGGCTTCGAGGCTATTCAGAACTACGAGAAGCAGTTTGGTGGTGATCGAGTCAACTACAGTGCTGCCAATCCCAAGGTCAATAAACGTGTCACGAGCTTGCATTGGGGTATCCAGAATCCTCTGACACAGCAACGCACATACCTCATTAATCCTGAGAAGTGTCCCGAACTCGACAACGGCCTACAGCATCAAACGTATAACGAGAAGAACGAACCAGACAAAGAAGCTGGTGTTGATCACGCAATCGATGGCGCCGGCTACTTCCATTATTGGCATTGGCCAGTGGATGACAAACAAATCAGCCAAAGCACGCTTGGCATATAAATAGCAAAAGCGCACCAAAAAGAGAAAAACAATGGCTGATTCCAATCCAATCACACTTAATCCAGGCAATACATTACTTGCCACAATGCCATCAGCCATCTTCCCAGACAGCATTGGCGTAAACATCTCAGCACCATCACCATTCTTCACACAGTTGCGATTGTTCTGGTCAATGGTCAATTGTCTTTGGGAAGGCACGGAGGCAATGCGATTGGCTGCACGACGTTACCTGCCTCAAGAACCTAACGAAGATGACACAAGCTACCTACGTCGTCTTCACCGCACAACACTTCACAACTTCTACAAGCGCACGATTCAATCAGGCGTCGCAAAAGTATTCAGTAAAGATCCTCACCTTGAAGACGATACCGCACCAGAAGAGATTCAAGATTTCATTAAGGATGTAGACACACAAGGACGTAACCTTGCTCAGTTCGGTAAAGACTTACTCGAGGATGGAACGAACCACGGAGTGGGGTACTTACTTGTCGATTACGCTCGCATAGGCCAGGACTTCGCTAACCTTGCCGAGGAACAAGCTTCTGGCAATCGTCCTTACTGGGTAAAGATATCAGCACAGAACGTACTCGATGCACGCTCTTGTAAGTTCGCTAACGGTGAACGTCTCGGCTACTTCAAATACGAAGAACAGGTCGTTGAGCCAACCAGTGATGGCAACTCATCGTCTGTATACCAACAAATCAGAATCTACAGACAAGATCCAGCAACCCCACAAGTACTAGATGCAGAGGGCAATGTTGTTCGTGAAGCGCAAGGCGAAACACCAGTTCAGTTCGCTGTCTACCGAAAAGAAGATCATAACGCTCTTAGTTGGAAGCTTCAAAGCAGCGGCACATTGAGTGTTGATGCGATTCCAGTCATCCCAACATACACAAACAAGATCGGCTTTATGGTTGGAAAGCCACCATTGCTCGATCTTGCCGAAATCAATATTGAACACTGGCAGGCAAAGTCGGATTACAACAACATCCTTCACTTTGCGACCGTTCCTATCCTTTTTGGCTCTGGAATCAAGCCTGAGTTGGATGATAGCGGTAACAAAAAGGAAATTACGATCAAAGCCAATGCAATGATCGCAACGAACGACAAGGAAGCAACTCTTAAGTACGTTGAACACAGTGGTGATGCAATCGGTGCGGCACGTACCAACATCATGGACCTTGAGAACCGCATGGAAAAGCTTGGCATGGTCCTTACACAACCACAAACAAGCGGCATCACAGCTACTTCAACTGCCATCTCAAGTGCTGAATCCAATTCCCTGTTGAAAAGTTACGCGTTGAACTTGCAAGACAGTCTCAATGCAGCTCTGGACTTTACCGCACAGTACCTAAATGTTGTGCCATCAGCTCGCGTGATCGTCAACACAGAATATGCCGTCGATTACACAACCAATTCAACAATGGCAGACGTTTTGACAGCGTTCAATGCCGGTGTCATCGACAATCTAACGGTCATTGCAGAAGGCAAGCGTCGAAATGTATTCGACCCAGCCGCAAAGATCGTACCACCCGCTGTCAATCAATCGCTTCTTAAGCCACCAACGTTGGTTGCTATAGCGCCAGGAGAAGGCGATCCATCATTCAGCAGCACTGGTGCAAACTCGTAAATCAAGCCCAACAATTAAAAAGGAAACACTAAATGGATATCGCACAAGAATTCGGAAGTCTCGGTCTATCAGCAGAGGTAATTACACTTTTCAGCGATGAGAAGAATAGCGCCGCGCTCGCAAAAATCATCGAGGCCTCAAAGGCACCACTCGTCACCAAGCGTGACGAGTTGCTTGGTCAGATCACAAATCACAAAACATTTCTAACGAGCCTTGGTGGTGAAGACGCTATCAAGAGCCTTGCCCAAGCGAAGGCAGAAGCAGATCAGAAGGTAAAGGATGCATTGGCACAATCAACAGATGCAAATGCCGTCCGTGACACCTTAGGTAAGGAAATTAAGACACGCGACGAAAAGATTCAGGCACTGCTTGGTGAGAAGAAAGACGCAAAGGTTCGCAGTCAAGTAAAGCGAGCGTTGACAGAAGCCAAGGGCGATGCAGATTTGTTGATGCCACATATCACTTCACGATTGAAGTCAGAAGTTAATGACGCTGGTGAAGTAGTAATCACAGTTCTAAATGAAGATGGTAAGCCTTGGATGGTAGGAACAGATGCCAAGCCAGCGAAGATCAGCGATCTTCTTGAGAGTTTTAAGAAGAATGCAAGCCTTGCCAAAGGCTTCTCTGCCTCGGGCACATCAGGATCAGGTGCAACGTTTAACGCCGGTGCTCTTAAGGGCGTCGTTAATCCATGGGCACCAGAGACACTGAACCTCACTAAGCAAGGTGAAATTGTTCGCTCAAACCCAGAAATGGCGAAGGCATTAAAGGCGGCTGTAGGCCGCGTCTAACGATTTTGGTGACCTTTTCTGCGATCAGCAATAAATAACCGTATGAACGATTGAAGAGATCGATCAACGGTCCTCTCTTCAATTGACCCAACGGGTTCTCCGATCAAAAGCCAACGGCTGATGACTGGTTGTCGTTTCAAAAAAGCAAAAACAAGAAATGACAACTAACAGGAGAAATTCAAATGTCATCAGATTTAGCGGGATATATTGTCCCATCAGAATTCACACCTTACGTACTTGAACAGTCCGTCGTAAAGAACAGCCTATTGGCATCAGGTATCGTTGCAAACGACCCAATGCTTTCAGGCCTTTTGGTAGCCGGCGGTCAAGTAGCAAACATCCTTACATTCAAGAATTTGGATGCTAACGGTACAGCAGCAAACGCAACAAGCTCAGACCAATCAGCCTCAGCTACACCAGAATTGATCGTTGCCCACAACCAGAAGTTCACCCGCGTAGGTCGTAACAAGGTTTGGTCAGCAGCCGATTGGGATGCTTCAGTGTTGGGTCAAGATCCAGCGCAGTACATCGCACAATCAGTTTCAAACGCAATGATTCAGTGGCGTCAAACATCACTTATCAACGAGCTTAACGGCGTAACGTTGGCAATGATTGCCGGTTCTTCAGCATCTGTAAACAAGGTAGCTGTAGAAGTTCTTGGCACACCATACACAGCAGCACAGCAAATCAACGCAGCATCTATTGGTTCAACCATTATCAATGCTTGGGGCGATGCAGGTGTTCGTGACTCATTGATGAACGGTATGAACGGCGTTGGAATTTTCATGCACTCCAACACATATGCATTCCTTTTGAGCACTGACTACGTAAGCTTCCAGCGTGTTTCAACACAGACATTCGGTTTCACAACATACTTGGGCTACCCAGTATTCGTTGATGACACATTGCCTGTTCGTGTTGGTACAACTTCAGGTCACGTATACACAACATTGCTGGTCAAGCAGGGTGGTATTCGCTTCGGTTACTCTCAGCCAAAGAACGCAACGGAAATCTTCCGTGCTCCATTGGTAGGTAACGGCGGCGGTGCTGACCAATTGTTCCAACGTGATAGCTTCGCTTACCACGTAACGGGAATGAGCTTCACAGGTTCAGCAGCTGGTGACACACCAACTGACACAGAACTTGCAACAGCAAACAAGTGGACACAAGTCCTTTCTGCTAAGCAGACTGGTATTGCAGTTCTACAACACAACAACGCCGTCTAATAAACGTCTTGTATGTGAAATGAATGAAGCCCAGGGAGAAATCCTTGGGCTTTTTCTTTGTCTTGACTGAACACCAATAAATACGTCAACCAACAAAGGAGTCAACATGACAGAAAACGTAAACACAGTAGATCCATTCAAGGCAGCAGCCATGTCTCGCCTAGCAGCGGATGAACGCGAATTTAAGAACAAGGTAATTACAGAAATTCAAGAACTTAAGGCACTAGTACACAACTTGGTATCAAAGCTTGAAGCAAAAACAAAGTAAAGGATAGTCGATGAGCTTAATAGTTGAAGACGGAACTGGACTACCAAACGCTGAAAGTTATGTGTCTGTAGCAACTGCTACAGCGTACGTTTCAACGTTCTACTTTCCAATAGACCCATTAGCGGTAATTTGGAACGCAGCACTAAATGCCAACTCTGGCGCCAATTGTGAGATTGCACTTCGTCGCAGCACTCGTGACTTAGACGCAGTGTTCGGTCCTGTCTACTGGTCAGAGATGTTGAAATCAACACAAGCACTTCAATTCCCACGCCAGCCGTTCTACGAATGGAACAGAGGCCGTAATAACTTTCAAGAAGGTATCAATGGCTACTTCTATCAGGACAGCTCTACGGCGGTTCTAGTCACAGGTATCCCAGTTGGCCTAGTCCAAGCAACGGTTGAACTTGCGCTGATCCTTCTCAATGGATTCGACATCACTGGTCCAACAGATCGTAGCGCAACAACAAGTCGCGACTACCAAAGAGTGGGCACCTTAATCACAGAATACAACTACTTCTTTGCCGCATCTGAGACAGCAATGAACACTCGTAAGGTATCCACATTGATTGCACCATTTGTCAGCTCTGATCCATCTGGAGCCAATGTAACGCTACAGAGAGGGTAATTGTGCCTAATATCAACTACTCAAAGTTGCAAGCATCAGCAAAGAAAACGCTTCAGAGCTTCAATGCAATTCCTGTAATCGTTCGCCTATTGAACAACACTGTGATCAACACGATTGGTGTTTTTACAGATGGCATAGCAAAGAACGTTGACAACCGTCAGAACCCAACCTGGGTAACTGGTGAGACAAATCGTTGTGTCGTAGTACCTGGTATTGATTTCTTCAACGCTGGAACAAATACGACAACCACACCTCAGATGGGTGGAACTGTCGAGTGGACCATCAACATGGTTCAGTTCAAAAAAGTCATCGACAAAGTGGCAATGGAAATGCCAATTCCCAATGTGCCGATTCTATTCACGTTGGAAGTATTGTAATGCAGAACTTCACACAGATCGAACAGTCATTCGACACAGCATTACAAACTGTTCTCACCAGCACTTCAGTGACTGGCATCAACAGCATTCAACTGTTCACCGAGAACAAGACGATGAACTTTGCAATGCTACCTGATATGACACAAAAGCTGGGCGTGAGAACAACACTCATTCCAGCAAAGACAATCGTTGAGACACTTGGTGTTGGTGGCTATGTTTCGGTTAACGGCAACTATGCCATTGATGTATTCGGCCAGGTAAACACAGGCTACGTAGCTGTTCAAACTCTCTCGGATGCTCTACTTGCAGCATTTCCTCGAGGTCTACAGTTCGTATTGCCCAACGGTGACACGATTCAAATCAACAATGCCTCACCATCCGTCAACACAAACCAAGGCGGATGGACGATGGGCAAGCTCTACGCTCGGCAAATCATAATTGAATGGCAGGGATACGTAATTCCCTAATGCCAGCAATTAAAGGGCTAGATCAATTTCTAATGAAGATTAAGCAACTGGAAAAGTTGCCAAAAGCCTTCGCTGATGAGTTCAAAAAGCGCGTTACAGATCGTTCACCTGTCCGCACAGGCTTGTTGAAAGACTCGTGGGATATCCAAGTCAAACCTGGCGTTCTGGAGTTACGTAACAAGGCAACAAACGAAGAGGGCCAACCCTATACCGCCTACGTGGAATTTGGCACATATAAACAGGCACCAGTGCTAATGATCTCAACAACGCTGCTTGAAAAGAACGACATTTTGAAAGTCGCAAAGAAGAATACGGGGCTTTGATCGTCTCCTCATAAATAACTCCATAACAACCTCTAATGGAGTTTATCAATGACAATTTTCGCAACTGGCGCAGAAACACGAGTCGCAATCGTAGCCGAAACAGTACCAGGCACAACGCCTGTAACGCCAACAATGTTGGTATTGCCAATCACCAAGCTTGACTTGGAAATTAACAAGAACTTCTACGAGGACACATCGATCTTTGGTGATCGTATGGAACGCGACGTCATCGTCGGTATCGGTAAGGTAGCCGGTTCACTGTCAGCAAACCTTTCTCACGCAAACTACATTCCATTGCTTTCAACAGCAATGTTCAATCAACCAGTAGCTAAAGTACTAAAAACAGGAACAACCTGGAATACCCTGACCATCGAAGAGTGGCATTTGGATATCACCAAGGGTTGGGTCAGCACAGGTTGCTTCGTAGACAAACTTTCAATCAAGTGTCCAGTAAATGGCCTTGTAACCTTTGACGCAACAATCAATGGAATGAATCAGACAACAGAAACAGCACCTCTTGCTGCATCTCCAACAGCAGCGGTCGTTGAAGTGCCTTACACCCATTTGGGTGGCACTATCAATGAAGGCGGTTCAGTCATTGCTTACTTCACAGCTATCGATCTTACGATTGATAATGGTGCAACAGCATTGGAAGTACTTGGCGGCGCAACACCTGTTGGTTACACACCCGGCATGTCAAAGATTAGCGGTACAGTTACTGCATATATCCCAGACCTAAGCTTGTTCACAAAGTTCTTGAGCAACACGCAAACTTCGATCAATTTTACATTGACAGATGGCACCAATACGCTTCAATTCAACATGCCTTCAGTGTCATACACTGGAGTTAAGAAGCCAGTTGCAGGTCAGGCCGCAATGACTCAAACATTGAGTTTCAAAGCTACACGTGACGCAACATTAGCAAGCAATTTGGTAATCACTGAATCGTAATCTGACCAGAACTCAATAGTTCAATAAATACCTCCAACGCTCAACAACATTGGAGGTTTTTTATGTCTCAATTATTTGCATCTACGATTACCCACGAATTAACACACCCTATCACCGACGAACCAACGGGCCTTACCTTAGAACTCATTGGTCAAGATCATGACGACTACCATCAGGCACAGATTGATTTAGTAAAGAGCTTCCACAAGAGTGGCACAACAGACCCAGTAGAAATCAGTCACTCAATCGAAGGGCAAATTAAAGTGCTAGCGGCATGCATTGTTGGATGGACAAACACATCAGACGCATTCAAGCAAGTATTTGCCAAGCTCGGCTTCACTGACGACACATTCTCAAAAGAGAAAGCATTGGCCCTTGTTGGACAGAAGACAGCACGATGGGTCCGTGAACAAATCCTTGTCGCAATTGGAGACAAGCAGCGTTTTTTCAAGATTGCATCAATCTCCTAATTGATGCAGTAAAAAACAAAGTCTGGTTGGACACTCCTGGCGCGGATGGAGCTTCACAACGCACTCACCTATTAGGAATTGAGCGACTCTCTGGGCAACGTCCCAAAGAACTCAACCTGGAAACTGAACCACCAGGGTATTTCCTTTGGGTATGGACAGTATTTTATTCGCTAAATCACGCACGTCAGTACAACGCGAATGGATATCCAGTCCCTATTACAAATCAGGAACTGTTGGCCTGGTGTCAATTAAACGATGAAAAGCTGTCAAAGCAAGAATTAGCACTATTACGCCATATGGATGCGGTTTGGATAAATACCCGCATACAACTACAACGGGAAATGAACAACAGTGGCTGATTCAATTTTAGACCTCCTATTTTCAGCGGATACAAAGGACCTCGACAAGGCTAAGGAAAAGCTTAGCGATCTGGGTAGTTCTATGCCTACCGTTGGTGAGGGTATTGAAAAACTAGCCAAATCATTTGCGAACATCCCAGGTCCTGTCGGTGTTGCTGTAGCCGCATTCGTCGGCTTTGCCATTGGTTTGAAGTCAATGATCGAGGGCACGATTGAATCGGAAACACGTCTTCTAGAGCTGTCCGAGTCAATGGGAATGACCGTCGATAAGGCCCAACCCTTCATAGAAGCGATGGCACTAGCTGGTATTGAAGGCACAAAGCTCCAAGCATCAATGACCAAACTGGCACAGGCCATCGGTCAGGCAGTCGCAGATCCAGCAGGCAAAGCTGCTGACGCATTCAAAAAGCTTGGTGTCTCTCAAGACGAGCTAAAGAACGGCGATACCGAACAGATTATGAAGGATGCCGCTAAGGGACTTGACCAGTATGCCGACAGCGCAACCAAGACAGCAGTCATCCGTGAACTGTTTGGTAGGCAAGGTCCAACAATCATTGCAGCAATGCGTGATGAAGTCGCCATGGAAAAAATGGCAGCAGACGCACAAGAACAGTACGGCACGAAGGTAAGCGAGACCGACGCAAAATCGGCCAAGTACTTTGGTGAGACTCTCAAGCTTGGCATGACAATGTTTGAAGGCGTCTCGATGAGCATTACGAAGTCGCTGCTACCAGGACTTCAGGTACTGGTCGATCAGTTCGCCGAGTCAGGGAAGGAAGGCGGAGTGATGCGTAACATCCTTGATGCACTATCCGCATCAATCGCCTTTGTCGCCAAAGCAATCATCTCTACGTTGGTAGAGCCGGTCAGATTCCTTGCAGAAGTGTTCAAGGAAACAGGAACGGCTATCGGTGCATCGTTCGCGGCAATCGCAGCGGCAGCACATGGCAATCTTGGAGAAGCGAAGAAAATCATTACTGACATGAATGCAGACTTGATCAAAATGCACAATGACTACACAGCCAGTGCAACGAAGTTCGAGAATGCATTGTGGGGTATCAAAGACCCACTAGAAGAGATTGAAGTCACGGCCAAAAAGATCAAACCAGCACTTGATGGATTCGACGCCGGCGCTCACAAGGTAACTGACACACTTGAAAAGCTACGTGCTGAGCTTACTGCACAAGAATTAATTCAACGAGAAGCCGCGAAAGGTCTTAACCAATACAAAGCTGCACAAGATGAAGTAGCTCTATCTACTCTCCGTCTTCAGCTTGCAAAAGAGGGTGCATCAAAAGCAGACATTGAAACGGCTGTAAGTCTCAAGCAGCAAGCGGATGCATCAAAGCGAGTAACAGCGGACGAGGTAACCGGTTGGAATCTCATCAACCGATTGAAGACAGAAAACTTAGGTCTTACAACTCACCAGACAGAACTTGAGAAGAATCTTGGTGAAATAGCAAAGGCATCAAACATGACTGCTGCTGAAAAGTCAGAAGCAGAAGCGTTGGCAAGAACTAACGCGGGGTTGAAGCAAAAGCAACAACTCGAGAAAGAATTGGCTGGCATGAGTGCATTGGTAACTGCTGACGCACAGAAGGAAATTGCAGCAGCAACACTCTCAACAAATCAAATGAAGCTATTCAACGAACAGTTGAAGCTGCGCAAACAATACGAATCGGACCTACAAAAGGATCCGGCCAACGCAGAGAAATTAACGGCCGCATTTGAAAAAAACAAACAAGCAATCACTGAGAACAATTCAGCGATCAATACCTTTAATCAATCAATGGACGGTATGGCCGCTGGTGCTCATAAAGCACTAACAAATATGCAGGAAGACGCACAGAACCTTAACAAAACAGGGTTCAACGCAATGACCACACTTACCAATCAGTTGACGACCGCGTTTATGAACATGGGTGGTGGTGCGAAACAAGCCTTCGAGGCATTAGCTAAGGGCATCCTATCGTACATCGAACAGCAAGTTATTCACTTCGCGATTGTTGAAGCAGAGCTTGCCGTACTTGCCGCATTTAACATCACAGGTCCAGCGGCTGCCGTATTGGTAGGTGGCACACCCTCGGTAACCAAATCGGCAAACGGTAATGCATTCGGTGGCGGGTCGGTAATTCCATTCGCCAATGGTGGTGTCCTTGGTGGACCTACTATGGCTCCAATGGCATTGATGGGAGAAGCCGGTCCAGAAGCTGTCATGCCATTACAACGCAATAGCCAAGGTCAGCTCGGTGTTCACGTAGTTGGTGGTGGCGGTGGTAATAGCGGTGGCGATACACACAACCACAACACGTTCGTTATCAACAGTAACCAACCAGCAGTAGAAGTGGCTAAGCAAGCAAAGAAGGCAACCAACACCGCGTCGAAGTTCACAAAACAAATGATGACTCAACAGAAGCGTCCTGGCGGAATCCTTGCGAGCCAACCACACGCATTCGCAAGGTAAATAGACGATGACAACATTTAACGGCATCACACCAAGCTCACAATCACAACAGACTGCACGCACCGTCAAATACCGTACTTTGAATTTCAAGTATGGCACTGGATACATCGCCATTCTTCCTGACGGCGCTAACGCTTCAATCGACACATGGACAATCACTTGGGACAACCTAAGTGCCACAACTTCAGCAAGTCTTGAATCGTGGCTAATTGCAAACCCACCTTGGATCATTTGGAACGGTGATGGAGTGATTCTTCCATCTGCCAATAGCTACCGAGTTACAGAAGATGGATATCAGAAACAGCCAATGGATGCAGGTGTCTGTGCATTTACCGTCAATGTCGAGCAAGCATTTTAAGGGATAGCCAATGCCAGCAATACCAACAATTGAATCCAAATTAACAGTCCTACACTCTGCTGACGGTCTCGTAGATCTTTACACGCTCGATACCTCTAACCTTGGCGGCAGTGTTTATCACTTCAGTCCTCAGTGCTATTCAGACGGTTCATTTCTAACATGGGGTGGACAAGCATTTTCATTGCTTCCAATCGGCATCGACAGCTTGGAACAAAAGGCAATGTCAACTGATTTGCCCCAACCACAGCTAACACTATCGAACGTTGGAGGCCCACTATTATCAGCAGTCGTCGCTTTAGGTGATCTTGTCGGAGCTACGCTCACACACTGGAAGACATACGTCAGCTATTTGGATGGGCAAGCGAATCCAGCAACAGATGAATTCTGGGGACCAGAAATCTTCACGATCTTCCAGAAAACAAGTCACACCAACCAAAGCATTACTTGGACGTTAGCTTCACCGCTGGATCGTCCAGGATTTATGTTTCCAATTAGACAGTATTTGAAGTATCTAAACATTAACCCACCGGACGGGATTTCATTCCCAGGCATCAGTGCAATTCGCATTGATCAGTCCGCATCGATGTAATGCAACTTGACTACATCGCACACAACGCCTTTCAGGCTCATGTTCTAAAAGACTTTCCCAACGAGGCCGTCGGTCTCGTGATTAGTGGTAAGTACTTCGCGTGCACCAACACTTCAGATGAACCTACAAAACGGTTTCGTCTTGATGTGCGTGAGCGCAACGAACTCGAACAACAGCACGGTCCTATCCAAGCACTGATGCACTCTCATCCTTACACAAAGGATGACAGCAAGGCGTGTTGGAGGATCAGATACAACCCTGTATGGCCAAGCGTAGCTGACCAAACCGCATATCTTGCTGACGACGTGCCTTGGGGTATTGCAAGCACAGACGGTCAAGGTCTCTCAGAAATCCTCTGGATGTCTGAAGAAATGTTACCCCTGATTCAACGCATGTTCGCTGTGTTCACCAGTGATTGCTATACGGCAGTTCGTGATTGGCACAGAACCAATACAGGAATAGTGCTACCAAACTTCCCTCGTGGGTTTCGTTGGTGGGAAAACGGTCCAAATGGCCAAAAAGGCCTAAATACAATCGAAGAAAACCTGCTCACGTTGAAGAACGTGACGAGGCACGAGCCAGGTAAGGCTGAGTACGGAGACATAGCGGTGTTCGCTGTTTATGGCAGTCAGAACGCAAATCACTTAGGCGTTATCTGTGGCAACAACGAGATGTACCACCACTTGCCAGCGGTTCGATCTCAATACGCAGTGATAGCACGTTGGGATGAATATCGGCCTACATGTCGATACGTAGTTAGATTAGGAAAAGAATAATGTTGAGACAAATTCGCTTGATGGGTTCATTAGCAAAGGCAGCAGGACAGACTGATTACACACTTGATGTAGACAATCAGAATCAACTGTTCGCGGCACTTCGTTCCCAGAACTCCAAGTTGGATATGGCTCTGCGCAATCGTCCAGTAGCACTAATTGCCAGCGACGAGAACGATCAAGACGCAAAGCTGATTAAGGATGGATTCAGCTTCAGTCAAAAGGCAAAAAACATTCACGTTGGTGTCGATACCGAAGGTGCAGCTGACGGTGGTGTCATGGAAGTCATGGCAATCGCTGCACTGATAATTGGTGTCGCATCTATCGCCATCATGATGATGATGAAAACAAAAACGAATACAAACGGAAGTGGTGGCGCGCGTTCAACAATGTTCAACGGTGCAGTTAACTCCGTGGACCAGGGCGGCCCTATAACAATTGTCTACGGGAAGAAGCTTCTCATTGGCAGCCAAATCATCGCAGTCGGTGAACAATACTTTAATACGGTCTGATGCATATGTTCAAAGAAAGACAATACATTGATGGTGCATCTGGTAAAGGCGGCGGTGGCGGTGGTTCGAATGCCTCTGACACTCTAGTAACTGATGAAAAGGTACTGATTCTTCACAGCCTTGGCGAAGGCGAAATCAATCTATTCACAGGTGATGGTCAATCCATCTTCCTTAACAACATCCCCCTTCAGAACAGCGATGGTAGTTACAACTTCGGTGCTTACAACCAGGTAACTGGCGACACAGGCTTATACCTTGGTGGTGGTGCGACGTATTGGGAAACCCGAAACGGTTCTCCAAGCCAGACACCGATGACGAACCCTGCATTCCCAAGTGCATCAACCATCGTCCCCGTTAATCAAGAAGCCTTTGGCGGCACAACGATTCCATTGGTTGCACCAGCGCCAGTTATCTATTCCGTCTCAGCGGCGCTGGTTGATTACGTACTAGTCAATGTTGAGTTCCCAAATGGAATTCAAAACGTAGATGGTAGCGGCAACATTGTCGGCGACAGTGTTGAGATTCAACTTGCTGTTAAGCCACACACCTCTTCTACGTGGGTAACGATTGTTGACACAACGCTTAACTACAAAGCGAGCCAAGCCGCCGATATCCAATACAAATTGGACAACCCAAGTCCCGGTGCTCTTTGGGATGTTCGTCTTTCTCGTATCACAGTAGACAACTCAACTGCAACGCGAAGCAACCAATGCTTCCTTAAAGAAGTTCAAGAAGTTCAGCAGATTGTTCTGCCATATAACGGCATCGCGTTAGTTGGCTTGGCACTAGATGCCGCAACAATCGGTGGCACCAACGCATCGATTCCAACGATGTCGTTCCTTGTTAGCAAGGGACCAATTCAGATTCCTTCTAACTTCAATCCAGCTACCAACACATTCACAGATATTTGGAGTGGAACATTCACGACCGGCGTAACAGACGATCCGGCCTGGATTCTTTACGACATGTTGACCAACACCAAGTACGGGGCATTTCTATACGGCATTACACCTGCGATGGTGGATAAGTTCAGTTTCTACAACGCCTCCGTCTTCAACAATGCACTTGTTGATGATGGTAAGGGAACGGGAACAACAGAACCTCGATTTACCTTCAACGCACCAATTCAGAATCGCCAGGACATGTATCAGACATTCCAACAGGTAGCTGGAATGATGAACGCTTGTATTGTAATGGTGAATGGTCTCATTACGATTTTTCAAGACAGACCAACAGACGCTTCGTGAGACTGTCAGAAATTTTGTGCTCTGAGCCGGTTCATTAACGATTGACCTCGAATCGATCGCCGAACACCACCGCGAACTGAGCTTTCGCCGCAGCCCACTCCCGCGGAGGCATCTTCCAATTTTT